CTGGTCTTGCTTTGAATTCCGCTCTAAAATCACTTATTTTTTCTAATACTTGCTCTTCGCTTTTTCCTGTCAGCACCATGTACAAAAGATCACTCAAGAAGTCCTGCACAAATACCGGAGTGTCTGAACGCTTGAGATCGAGTCCCATGGCCTTCATCTTGCCTTCCTTGCCTTCTGTGTCAGCACGTTTTCCTTCTTTGTCGTAATATAATACTGCATACCTTTTCTTTGTGATGAACAGTCCTTTGGATGCAACAAGTTCTCTACCCGCCGCGATCACCTCACCGCGTGTGCTTGGGCAGTGGAATGCCTTTGTCATGAATGTCTTGAATGATCCATTAACCTCATCTGCTATCCTGTCATACAATGCTACCACTGAATCTTTTGTCCATGGAATCACACCTTCGCTGATCTCTTTCTGTAGTGTCTTGTATGCTGAGAAGTAAACCGAGTCTGTGTCTCCGTACACAACACTTTCTCCCTTGTGGTCGTACTTGCCTGTAACAATCTCGTTAACTTTACTTGCCATGTGTTTTGTGATACATCTGCCCGTAAGTGTGACCGATTGACCAATCCTTATGTCAAAGAATCTACATCCTGGATTTAATATCGCTCCATAAAGACTGTTCAGATTAATTTTTTTCACAAGTTGTCTTTTATCCCAATACTCTCTTTCTATTTCGTTGTCACCACATTCACGCATCTTCTTTTGCATTTCCTGTCGCTCTGCGTACCAACGTTTCAGTAGTCCTGGGATGATGGCCTCGTACTCGTAGGTGAATATTGTACCATTAGCACTCAGCATCCACTTGTTGTTGCCATCGAAAATAACATCATAAAGTTGTGCCGCACTCATACGCACAGTGGTCTTGTCCTCCCAGTCCACCACCACTTCTGTGCCCTTATCTTTGTTCATGACAGCCTGGTATTCCCAGCTTCCGAACTGACTATCCCATGCCTGTGCGAATGACTTTTTAGCGTGTTTGGCCCTGTTGATCTCCGCCGAAGTTATTACAGGTCTTATCTGCCCCACAATGGTCTCCGGTCCCATATTCAGTGCCCTGATCACACTAGGATATAGAGAGTTAATGTCAACAGAACCTATCCAATCGTGTATTCCTTTTTGTGGGGTCGCCACGTGGGCTCCAGCCGCCGGTTGGTTCTCTTCACCTTCTTTTTTATATTTCCTACCTGGCACCTGCATGCCACGTCTGTGTGTTTCATTTACAATTGCCTGTTCTGTTACTGCGACCGCACCCATTGTTGTTTGCAGTAGCACGGTATTCTGGTGTGCTATCTCGTTGGCAAGTTCTATAAACTTCAATTTTTTTTCAAGTTTAGCCAACAAGGCAGTATCCTGTCTGTTGTATTCTATGAACAAACCAAAATCATTCTTGTAAAGATTGTCTAATGATCCCTCATATACAGTTTTCCTTTCACCCAGTTCGTGTTCGCCTATTGCGTCAAGTCTGAAACTGTGTCTTTCTTCGTATGTGTACTTTCTATATAGTTCCAGCAAGTCTAAGTGTACACGGCCTACCAGGTCAAAACTCAACTGTTCTCTGCCGTACTTCTCGAACACCCTCTTCCTGGGTTTCTCACCCCAAAAACAAAGACGCCTTGTGTCATCCGAACTCAACACTTTCTGTATTCTACCCACGGTGTATGGAATGTCATATCCCTCACTGTTCCAACCCGACAGTATGTCTGCATCTTCTACAAGTTGTAGGAAAGCGTCTAACATGTCTTTCTCTTTCTCAAAAAGCATCGTGTTGTCAAATCTTTTCGTCAGCTCTTTGGCATCGGTCATGCTGATAGTCTTGGGTGGCACAGCGAATGTGACCAGTTGATCCGTCCAGCTCATGTAACAACTTATGGCAGTTATGGGCATGAACGGATCATCTGTTGTTGAATAACCTCGATCTGGATCGAAGTCTACTTCAATATCAAAAAACATCACGTTAAGTTTTGGCGTCTCCTTGCCCAAGTAATTGTCTTCCAAACACCTGAACACAGGATTTATGTCATTCTCGTATAGTTGCTTGTTAGATCTTATTCTCTGTTCTTTTATGAATTCCTTGTGTGTGGCACACTGGATCCTCTGTAATGGTGCACCGGTCATTGACCTGTGTTTGCCCCTTGCGTCTTCATGGTAGAACACATACCTTGCATCATACTCAACGAACACACGACCCTTCTTGGGATCACGTTCTACGACGTATATTTTGTCCTCATCTTTTTTGTATAAAGCATCTATGTAACTCATAAATTAAATTTATCCTTATTCCTTTCTAGGTACTGTTCACCAATCCACCTGCTGTAGTGACATTGGTCACTGGGTATGTCATTTAACTTGTATGCAACGTTCAACGGTGATTCTCCAATATGATTTGTCATGTCTATGTAATTAGGCATTTTATCTATCGTTCCGTCTCTTTTTACGTATATGTTTGGAACATCAGTGTAATCGTAATAACTGCTCCAGTTGTATGGAATTTCTAAAGTTTTGCATAACTCTATGCCTCGGAATATTTCATGTATGCCCATATCAACAGGTGAATCATTATTAGATGTGTTGTACATGTAGGCAAAAATTCTTTTTAAAAGTTCGTTTTGCAAAGAAAGACCATTAGCACAGCAACCGCCCACCCAATTTCTTTTATTAGAGTACACTCTTATATCCTTATTAGATTGAAAATCATAATCTGGAACAATAACATCTGGAGCAAGAGGTAAGTCTATTCTATTAAGACCTGAATATTGTAGGTACACATAGTCTGGCGCACCGTGATCGTCTATGTATTCGAATAACTTTGACGAGATGTATCTGTTGCCCATTGCGCCGCATGATAGATTAATCCATTCAAATTTTTCCTTTCCAAACACTTTAGAGAAATCGTGATGTATTTCCACGCCATTACTGCATCCAATCAAAAGACCTTTTTTCATTTTATACTACCACCAATAACTGGCCACGCCGTAACCGTAGACATTTATGATTGAGAAGTAGCCGGTGATCATCATCACGAACGCGGCGTTCCTCCTGTAGGCGGCGTAACACTGTGTCACAGCACCTATGAAGAATCCCGGATAGATTATGGTCATGTCTGGATCCGCGGCCGTGATCGCAAGTGTGAGGCTGGCTCCTACCGTGAAAACGAAACTGATGAGTTCGAAGTAGAACGCTGTCCGATCACTCTCAAAACTACGAAGCCAGAATGATCTGACTTTCGATAACATTAAAGTTTGCCGGCCGTGTTTAGGATGCTCTCCAGTGTGTCCATCTCGTCTGCGATGTTCTGGTAGTTGCCTTTGTGTGCAACTGATATCGCTTTGTTAATGAGTGCTGGTTTCAATTCTAGTTCTTCTGATATTGCTTTTACTGTGTCTTTCAATCCACCTTTCAAATCCTCTACCTCACCTAGTACCTGTGAACCCTGGGAAATGATCTGGATCAATTTCTGCTTTTCAGCGTCGTTAAAGTTTCTTACTGCCATTTGTTTCTCCTGTTGTTATCCAACAAGTATATAACAGATCTTTGCTGAATGCAAATTATTTTTTCTTTTTGGTATTGACGTTGATCGCTTTACCACGTCTGTTGGGATTTGGATCTTTTCTTCTCTTTCTTGCCGCCGCACTTGCCCGGCCTTTTTTGCCTAGTGCGTATGCTTTCTTGGCCGGTAAGCATTTGGGTTTGCCCTCGCCTTTTGATTTACCACCACATGACCCTCTGATTTTTCCTTTTGGACCCATTCGCACCCATTTGTCCTTGAACCATTTCCTAAGGTCTTCGTTAAGCGTCTTCTCGAACACCAGTTCTCCACAACGCACACAGATGTCAACGTCCTCACGTTTGACGCAGTTGGGCACACGCTTGCCGAACATGGTCTTCATACCCTTTTTCTCGTACCCTTTCCAGCACTTCTCTGTGATTACGTCTGTGATTCTCATTTGCTTTTGTTACCCCAGTTGGCCGCGCCCTTCTTACGGCACTGAACCAGAGCACCACTGGCGTATGCCGATGGCCAAACTTTGTATCTTGATTTTACCTTGTGATAGCAGGCGTCCTTCTTCTCTGCCAGTTGCTCGAACTGTTCCTCAGTGATACCTGTGACTTCGTTTATCTTCATTTACCATTTCCTGCATGACCAATATCTGGCCTTGGTCTTTGGTCCTGGGTTGGCACAGTTGTGACGTGCCCTGAAACTTTTCCTCGCTTTGGGATTTGACTTCCTGATCCTCATTGTCGGTCTCTTCGCACTTGTGCCACCGTGTCCGAAGTTCACTTTTTTAACATTGCCTGTCTTAGGATCTTTGACATACACTTTGAATTTCTTGACATCACCACGCATGGGTTTGTTGAGTGGAACTTTCCTGCCCTGGTACTCCGCGTCGAACAGTTCCGTCTCGTCTTCTGGGAAACCTAATGGACCTAGAACCTCTTCGAAGTCC